TTCTTGTTTTCCAATGAGTGTATATTCCATCGCGATGACCTGCGTAGTCACTGTATCCAACATTGTCAACAGTGTGTCCTTCACTCTCGAAAATTGGGTCATTAGGATAGAGTGGTTTGTTTTTGTTTTGGTTCTTGTCATAAAACAAGTCACCAGTTGGAAACAAACATGTTTCCATCTGTGTCAACTCTCCCGCTGTTGCCGCCGCGTGTGACCATAATCGAGTGTTAGCATTGGTGTTAGTGGGAGTGGTAATTGTCGTATCATATATTGCTTCAACATGTGGACCAGCGTTTGATTCAGCGTTATAGCGGTCGTTGTTAAATCGCTCGTTATGATACGCTGTAACTGTTCCTCCTTGACTGCTACTTGACCATTTCAATTGCAACATATCGCCGCAAGTTTGTTGACCATTGCGCGAAGCCTTTGCGATGATTGGTAAGTCACCTTCGTATGATACAACAATAAAATGTCGCTGATGAAGACCTACTGCATCATGAGTGTCCGTTTTCGGAACCCACACAGCCTCGATGTTTTCTTCGGTTGCATCGGAAGAGTCACCTTCGCGCAATTCCCAATACATTGAGTTTTGCTGGTGACAAGATGTTGCCGCACCGTATGGTGTGAATCCCATCATAGGATGCCAAGCACCAAGCCCAGCGGCTACTTTTGCTGTGCCGTCTGTGATAGTAAGACTGTTGAGATAAGAATAACGCTCACCATGCCAACCAACAGCACCTACCGCGCGTGTTCTGTCTATTGCGTCAGTAACACCATTGAAGTGAACTTGAGTCGTCGCGTAGTGGTCGAAAGGACTGTTTGATGCATCAGCCGATGCTGTTGCGCTTGTTGAGCGAGTTCCATCAGTTGCGTTTTGAAATCCGTTATCCCATCGCAAATTGCCAGTCTTGGTCCAAACAAACACTTTGAGTGCGCCAGCATCAGTATCAACAGATTCCACACCACCAGTTCCCGATGATGTAGGTTCTTCTAAATACGGGTGACCGCTTCTTTGATTATTACCAAGAATGAATGTTCCGTTTGTTTTATCATAATGTGAATAATAACCATAATATGATTTTGCGCCGTTGGATAATCTAATCCATCCAAATTCCGGCAAATTCTTTGGTAAAGCACCACTCGCTAAAAGCACTGTTCCTACATTGGAACCGCCAGCCGCGTGAACATAAGTTGCCATATTGCCAACATCAAGCCAACTGTATTTGTCTTGTCGTTGCGCGTCTTGGAATGATGGTAGGAAAGACCCACCGAGAGCCTTGAGATTAGCGCGACCGGGGAATGTGTTGATAGCGGCGGCAACAACAGCACCCATTTCTTCACTGTTTTGACAACGCGATGCATCAATCAAGAACACATCATCGGGGACTGCGGCATCTAAGTCGTGGTCGTAGTCAGTAAGAACTTGCGAACCAACTCGGAACATGGTAGCGTTCAAACCTATTGTGCCGATGTATTGAACAGTCGCGTTTGTTGAACCGACAAGTGTTGTAGTCACAGGGTGCGGTGCGTTCTTTCGCACACTGTTATCAAACCAAGAACCACCCGCTGTGTATCCACCATCGAGGTGATAAATCATTCCAGCCAAACTCCATAGTGGGTTTGTAAATCTTGTAGCACCTTGATAATGTGAGAATGGGTGAGCGTATTCGTTGGCGGCATCTTGTGTGTTGTTTTGATTATGATTCCAAAAATGACTGCTTACATAGCGCGCTTCTGTTGAATACAATTGATTAAACGCGCTGTTTGGTGAACCATACGATGGTTCCCAATGTCGGAATGATGTGTAAGGGAATACATTGTTCGCGCTGTATGCATCTGCCGGAGGTAAAAATTCATTAGATGCGCTATTGAGAGTTGCATTGCTCAACTCGTTTGGTAAGAAGTATCCCGATGGCACACCAGCGTTGAAGGTTGTGGCGATTGTTCCATCGAGAGCAGTGTATATTTTGTTAGCGGCAGTCCACTTAGCAGAAGGTTCAACTGATGCTGTCACAGCACCCGCTTCTCCACTCCAATGCTTAGGGACTGCTTGGCCGGGGCCAAAGACCATGTAAGCAACGCTGTTAACTGAATCATCATATCGCGCGTATGGATGAGCAAAGCGAAGCACAACTGGTATTGGTTGAGCGATATTCACATTCGTGTAGGTTGTATTGGGGATTGTGTGACTATCTTGGTTGCCATCTATGTCGGGATTGAGTATTGCGTCTTGGTTAGCAAATGGTGGTGTTGCTTCACCGCGATGTTGGTTTGCAAGAACAGCGGCAGGGAACATTGCGAATAAAGCGGTTGTGTCAAGTAGCGCGTATGCTCCCATCTTTTCACCAATGTCTTGCATACCTGCACTACCAGTTGGTCCTTTCGCGTATGGGTGCTTGTTGTGTGTCGAGTAATCAACTTTCGACCCATCGTTGATGTCCATTACAACTCCACTAAATCCACCACCAAAGTAAAGTGGCACATGATGGTCAATACTATCCTGCGCTCCGCGGAAATACAGAAGGGGGTTACCTCTTCTATTCGCGCGAAGACGCAAACCTTGAATGTCATTAACAAACTTGAATGGTTGAATGATGAGGCCGGTTGCTAATGAATCTTTGAAGTCACCTTTTGAATCATCATGCTTCCATCCGATGAGATGGTTAGCAACATTAGTTGGGTTATCAATAGAACTGAAAGCCGCGCAGTGTAGGTATGTGTCTTTGTCAATATCCATTCGCTTGAATGGTGACCATGAACCATCAATAGCACCACCAAACTCCGTCGATGAATCACTATTGAGATTTGTTCCACCGCTAATGTGTTGCAGTTGCCAAGCGTATTGACGACCAAGCACAGCGAAGTGAGCAGGGTCGCGCAGTTCTATTTGGTAAGTGGTCTTTGCAGTCCCACCCGGATACGCCAGCGAACCCGACTGCGCATCAATTTCGTATGTTGGTGAACCGAGAGATGGTGTAATGTGGTCGCCTTCATAGCGTGTAAATTTGTCACCGCGTAAATGTTTCTTCCATTCATCAACTGACACAGAATTGTTAGACTGGTCGATGAGAATTGGGGTAGCGGTGTTTGCGTTGCTTCCTTTGAATCGAGTGGTTATTTGCATCAAAGTGTATGGGATGTAACCTGTGTCAAACATTATCTCCCTACTAAGTTGAGTGACAAATGCGCCACCAAATTGACCACCGGAACCGTGATTCGCGGCAATGTTGTCCGTATCTGTGGTGCTTGCTTGAAGTCCCCAATCACGCGATAGTGACACAGAAAACATATCTTTGAGCGGTGTAACTTCCTTATCGCGATTGAACTTGGTAATCTTGATAGCGGTCTGCGCTTTATCACCGAGTATCTCACCATAGGTTCGACCATCCGGTGCGCGTAAATTACTACAATCGAAGTATTGGTCTTCTTCATTTGGGTCAACCATGAATGCGTATGTTGTAGCCGCGGCTATCAATTCGTCAGTCACTATGGTTGTTTGATTCAAATGTGGACTAATGATGACAGGTGTTTTATTATCACTAACGCTTGTTGGTCCACACACTGCTGATGAATCAAACCACACGGTTGTCATGTTGTTGCTTGACATACTTTCTCCGTTGATACCAAAGAAATAATGCGGACCACCGCGACCATTGTGAGTGCGCGAAGTGTATGAGAAAACAGCACCAACATCACCGTATTGTGATGCACTGTTGGGTATAGCCGTCCAAATCAATCCGCTGTCGGGGAAACCCATCCATCCAAGAACATCGTCAGTGTCGGGGAGATGATGCCATATACCACCGTTATGATAACCATACCCACTTCCATCTTTCAATTGAAATACATTATCACTCATTGTAGTGTTAACTGTGACAGCATAACCAGCCTTTGGAGTATCAACACCTCTCCATTTGTTTCCTCTCCAAGCGTGGTTTGTTATTCCTGTGTAAAAGAAAGGTGTCGCGTTTGCCCCACTCCCCCACATATTTGCACCGATAGTGAATCCACCTTGTGCAATATCGCGGTCATCGAAATAAACAAGAGTTTCTTCATCAATGGTTGGTGGCATAACGGAGTTTTTATGCGAAAAAGATTGACCTTCGGTTCGGTAAATGTATCGCAGGATATGTGTTTTTCCGCGGTGGTCAACCATTTTTAATCCATACAAAGATTGAGTTCCTACTGCGGTGTCGCCTGTTTGTGTGGCTGGTGCGTATTTATTATACAAATTGTAAAACGCATCGGTGCTGGGTAAATGGTTACCATAAATAGAAACAAAACGACCTGTATCCTTTCCGTCTTCTGCAAATCCCCATATCCCCGCGTCCGGTGCAAAACCGGGGATACCAGCGGCTACCATACCACCAAAGTTAATTCGTGCTTTAGCGCGACTACCTGTTTGTAATCCTTCGCGAACAGTGAATTTTTGACCACCATTCTCAAATGATTCCATAGCACCTGTGTTTGACGCGCGTCCTGTTGATGCTCCGGTGTTTGGACTTTCTTCTCCATCAATTGTTGTGTTGAAGTTTGCCGCAAACCCAAGATGTTGATTTGTAAAGAACTCATCCGAGCCTTCGTCTAAAGCAACATACTCCCTCAATGTTGTAATAGGTGCAAACGGTTTTCCGTTTTTATCAATAGGCATAGGGGCCGGGTGCATGTTTTCACCAGTCATCTCCGGCGGTGCGCAGTAAAAATTACGGAAACGGCCACCATGACCGATGAGAAATTGAGGTTTGTATTCGGCTTGTGATTTGCTGTTATCGAGCCAAGCGCAAAAATTACGACCTGTTGCACCGGGAACTGTGCTGTGTATAACAATACTATACCCTTCATTCCCGTTAGCATCTTCAACGACGCGACCTAAATGCGCGCGAAGATAACCCATGTGTGAGCCACGGTCGAATGATGTGAATGCGTTATCCATCCAAAACGGTGCAGGGTCATGTGTTGAGCCAGTAACAGCAAAGTCCGCGTGTTGATGAGCGGCAGTAGCGTCTGTTGGTTCTTGAGTGTCAGTGCCTCCTGTGGAGATGCTACGACGATTGATGTCAAATCTTTCTCCTTCTCCGGCATATTGGTCGGATGGTCGTCGTTGACTGCTACGACCATTAGATGCACCACCTTGATTGATAAGACGGACTATTTCTCTTGCCGCGGCTTCAATATCAGTTACACCTTCTTTGAGTCCTATTTCACCCATATCAATTGTTAAACGACGAATGAAATCCATTTCAGTCCAATGTGGTAGGTGTTGCAATCGGTCTTCGTAGTGAGATGAGAGGTTGTTAGCAATCGCGCGCTTCCCTTTCATACAAAGGAAAGCAGATATTGTGCGAGTCCCTTCGGGTGTATCAAAGAAGGTTGCTGTAAATTGAGGTGCGGTTATATGGTTTGTTTGCACCAAGTTGGATTCATCATAGTCAATTGTTTCAGCGTGCCGCAACTCCGCTTTTTCCATATCAACAGATGATTGTGATACGCGACCTTGACCATACTGTGTTGTTTCATCACCGAACTTGACATAGTGGGGTGTATTTCGCGCTTTACGGTTGTATTGATGGGTCGCTACACTTGATGATTGAGTGGTAACCATGAAAGATTCATCCATCAAATACCAACTGCGATGCGCGTATGCACCCTCAACAAAGTGAGATTTGCCATTACCGTCTTCGTAGGTGTATGATACGCTGTTGATTGTTTGAGAATGATATTTAGTAACGAGTGGCTTATCTTTGCGTTGTGTTCTAAATCCAGCCGCTACATCAAGACCGTTGATTGTTGGGGTAGTTGGGCTTGTTTGAACCTGCATGTGTAGGTCATGGAACGCGATAAACTCACGGTCGTGTGCTACATCGTAAAGCAACACTCGCGCGTGTTGTTCAGTGCTAAGATAAGGGTCGAGGAATGCTACAACAGGTGGATTGGTTGTGTGACCAAGTTCAGTCCAGTTGAGTTTGATTGTTTCATTCACATGTTGAACAAAATTGCGAGCAGTTTCAAGACAGGTGTTACCTATGAGAAAGTTTTCAATCGGTAATGTATCTCGCGCTTCGGTTCCTAAATTGCCCTTACCTCCGTTGAAACCTCGCCATACTTCGTATTCATTCAACACACCGCGCGACTTTGCAAACATCCCCTCTATGGCGTGAGGGTTGGTGTAGTGCATATTCATCCAAACAGTATCACCATAGCGTAGTCCACCGGGACAATACGGATTATTCCATGTTGCGTTTGCAATACCGTCTTCAATCTTCAAAGGCATAGTTGCCGCGTCAATAGAATAAACACCGAGAATTGTGAGGGTGTTTCCTGCCACAAGACTTGGTGCGCTTGAATCAAGCAGTGGGTGAGCCACAACGGTGATTAGAGTTGCGTTAGTTGAAGAATTGTAAGTGATTTTGTATTTGCGCCCTGTGTCTTCGTTGATGGCCGCGAAGTGATAATTGGTTGGTAACTTACCTTTTGGTATATCACCTTCAAAATTGAACTGCTGTGGGCTTGAAAGTGGTTGATATAGTATCAATTTCAATCGTGCGTTCTTGTTTTTAACACGCGGTAAATGAGGATTTGATGTTGGACCAGCCTTGAATTCAACTGCGCTGACATATTGACGCAAACCGTAATCAAGATTGCCACCTTGAGTCATCACACTTCCGCGGTCATAGTAAAACGGACGACGGTATTCTTGCGCGGATGAATCATACCCAACATCACCAGCAAGTGGAAAATTAGAGTTGTCGGGTAAAAGACCAACGACAACTTGAGAGCCTATTTGTAACGATGTAAAGAAATCTTCACTCGAATGAGTATCCAAGTTACTCAATGTGAGTGTTCGACCTGCCCCACCAGCACCTTCGTAGTAAGCCCATTCACCATTACCTAATACAATTCTGCGCGTTCTCCGTGTGCTGATACCTCTTACAATACCAGCGGCGTCAAAACTTGAAGCGGGGGACCGCATTGCGTCGAGAGTGATTGTGTTTGTTGATGCGTTCTTCGTAATGTTGGTGACTATACTTCGGATAGGTGAATTGTTTATTTTGGCATATTGATAGTGTCCATACGCTTCGTAATCTGTCGCTGGATGGTTTGGTGCGCGACGACCAACAGGTGTAGGATTCCACGCCTGTGCTGTCATTGTTGCATCAAGGTGTATTTTCATGCTGTTGTCGGGACCGGGGAAAATACCAGCGTCGCGGTCTTCAAAGAACTGTTGAGGGAAGACTGGTATTTCAGCAAGCGCGCGTGTGCTTGCGTATTGTGTCCCAAGTTGATAATCGTGCTGAACAGAACCAATTGATTGAAACAACCTATCATTGATTGTAGTCCCATCACCACAAACAGAAGTTGAGTCAAAGATTGGGTCAAGTAGTATCTTGACCCCAGCCTCTAATGAATTTGATGTTACCCACGCACTGAATGATGCGGCTTCGCGCCCGTTGGCTAAAGCCATCTTACCCGTCCCTACGAGTGATGTGCTACTGCTAAATGTGAATCTCGTTCCAGTTTTTGAAGCGTATTCAGCACTCGCACCATTCTGTAAATATATGCGACCTGTCGCTGGGAAACAAAATGTTCCCCAAGAAGCGAGAGATGTTCCAGCATTGTTCAAAGGGGCGACATCAATGTATGGACTTCCGACTACGGCTACTTGCGCGGCACAATCATGTCGAGTATTCCACCCAATGCGTGACAAAGTAGCAGGGTCCCAAGTTGGTTTTGTGTTGATTGCACCTTGACCTGCACCACCAAGAGTGACTGATACAACAGGCGCACCCGGTTGTATTTCTTTGACAATATGAGAATCACGACTACCATCACCGGAGTATGATACAGTTTGGTCTGCGACATCACTCATCAATCCTTGACCTTGCATAATGAGGAAACGACCCATCCCCGAATCATTCACTTCAATAGAAGTGACGCGCACATTAGATTGAACATACTCCACGGTGAAATATGTTGCATCGTTAGCATCTATTGACGCGGGTGTTATTCTTGACAATTGCATTGTTCGTTCGCGCTTAGATGGTTGAACAATAAAAATATATGAATCGCCTTTCTTGTCATTGTCGATGATGTCAAACATCTCAAATGCTCCACCTTTCTGTGATGCGAACTGAACAGATTCTTGATAGTGGGTTGGGGCTTCTCCAACAGGTGGGTCGCTTTGGTTTCTTTGATTAGGTTGAATGTGTATCCTGTGATACACTGATGGGTGAGTATTAGTTCCAACACCTTGAGGTGGTGCGCGTGGTTCATCACCTGCGCTAAGGGGTGTATGATTTGAAGGTATGAGGCTTTCATCCAACTCTTCATCATATTCAATACCGCCTGTGTTATCACCAACGAGGTGATGAGGTTTCATCGCTACTTGCGCGCTTCCGACATCTTTTGATGAAGCAGTCACAACACCACCGGGTGAGTGTATTGTAGCACCAGCACCAACAGCATCCGCTATATGCTCGGCTATTCTTTTACTGTTGAGAAGACAACCACCATCGGGGACTGTCTTTGTAATGAGAAGTGCTGGATTCGACAAACCTATTTTGCCACCTGTGAGGTCAACTGCATTGTAATGGATTTCAACATACCCAGCGGTTAAACCGGACACTTCAAGGATAGCGACGCGTGGTTCTGTTTCGGGTGTGAGATGCTTTATGTATTGAGAATCGGTAGTTGACGATACACCAATGCCACCACCCTTCAACAAAAACGGTTCAATGTCATCAACTGATATAGCAATCACGCCATCGCGGTTAGCCTCTATGGAACTCAACCCGTTGCGAACAACACCGTTGGTTGTTGCACTTGTCTTCATGTCCACAACGCGAGCGTTGAATGCTGTGTGTGTGACAGCGACTTTACTGTTGATTGGTAAAGAATCCTTGAGTCCAATATAACTCCCGGCGAATGTGATTAGCGCGTCGTCGGCTATACCGTCAATTGTTCTCGTCAATTCCTGTTCGTGAATAGGAGGCAATAGACGCAGGTATGGGTGTCCTTCTAATTGTGTAAAGTGATGACGACCTGTGTGTCCTGTTTTGAATCTGTCTGCGATAGTCCAAGTGGAAGGTGCGAAGTTGTTTGTGTTGACAGCGAGCGAGCGCGAATACAAGAAGCCATGAAACTCATTAGCACTTTCATCAATAACCATCGCCCCTGTTCTGTCGATTGCTTGACTACCTGTTCCGACTCTTTGAAACGGCTTTCCGCTTTCTCCATCAATCAGTATATCCGAACGAACAAGGACCATTGTTGAATCGTTTGCAAAATTGCTACTTGTGTTAAATGCTGTTCGTGCATGTAATACACCGCGCGAACCTGTATCAAGTGATACACCAAAGTCGAGATGAATACTGTCAACTGTGATAGTTCCGTTAGTGTTGATTGCTTTGAGTCGAACTCGTTCCGGTGGAGAGCCATTAGGAATGCCTGTGAGAATATCTGTTGCTGTTGGATTGATGAGAAGATTGTATGGTGTATGAGCCACGCTGATGACTTGCGCACCACCGCTGTGTGCGGCGTTAGCAACTCGATAATTACCAAGCCCTTCAAGTGTGTAATTTGTAGCAAGTGTGTCATCCTTACCACTCACCAACTCGTAAAGGGATTGACATTGAGTTGCCCCAATGGTGATAGATGTCGCCCCTGCTATTACATCGGATGTGATTTTGAATACGGTGCTGTCAGTATCAACAGGCTCTTCAAATCTCCAAAGTCCAAGAGTGCTGTTCGATAACATAAGTGGTTTTGCGCGCGCTTCCATAGTTGAAACATCTGCTTTCCAATGAAGAGATTCTATATATCCGCGATACTCGCCACCTTTACCACCAATGAAGAGGTCTTGGTCATTGATGTCACATGAGTATTGTTTGTTCATTTTATGTGAAGCCATCAACTCTCCGTTGACATAGAGTTTAACTTGCTCTCCGTTGAACTCACCGGAGATGTGATACAATTCGCGTTGCCCTGTATTGTATCCTACATTGTTGCTAACAAAAGAAGCCGCGCTTGTTGGGTAATTGTTCGCGCTTGATGCGATGGCTGTGACACCGTTTGTGAATTCAACCTTGAATGAAGCAACACCGGGTGCGTTGATTGTCCCCATACGCAGTTCAAACAAACCTGCTTTGCTTGCAATAACTCCACCGCAGTCCGGTGATACCCATGCTTCAACTGTGAAGTTTTTCAATGATTGATTGTTTGGGTTAGCGAATCTGTGTCCATCATCGTCTTGTAGTATGGGTGCTGATGAGCGCGCTTCAACACCACCAAGAACGCGCTTGTTGCCGGTCTTGGTGAAATCACCTTGAGGGCAAACAACACTGTCGCTTACGCCATTGAAGAAGAGCGCGTGACTTGATAAACCAATAACTGCCATCTCAACTCCCCACAATGAAATCAACAGGCATGAAGGTTAATGAGCCTTCATACACATTTTCACCAGCAATGTAACTAAATGACATTGCTACAACTGTTCCGGCGATACCTGTGAATTTATTCGTAGGGTCAAAAACAACACCAACATCGAGTGAGTTTGCTCTTGAGTCTTGTTGATTCGCGTCCGACCTACCTGTTACCATAATCAAATTGCGTTCGATGTAATCATCGTTTGCTGATGAACTTTGAACAAGTGAGTTGTAAGGAACTTGCATCCCGATGATGTAATCAGCGGTTTGCTTATCGGATAAACTTACATCGGATTCAATCAAAGAATTGCTGTCGTCGGGGTCTGCGCGACCACCAAGAGCAGAACCCGATGTTCCGAGTAGGCTGGCGTTGCCTACATACGCGATAAGGTCTTGAAGTTTATCTCCTGCGCTAAGACAAGACTTGTCTGTTCCACCTGCGAATTCATCATAAAGAGGAATGAAAGCCGAGAAACCTTTCTTGAATGTGGGTGTCCTGTTGTTGCCACCTGTTCCTACTTCGGTTTGGGTGAATGATAGTTTAGCGTTGTCTGTTTTTTCACCGTTGGATACAGTGATTGTGAACGCGCTACTGAAACTTGTGCCACCAGCAGTTGTTAATGTTTGAGTGAAGTTGGCGGCTTCGCACGCTGTCTTAATCGCGGAGGCTAAACCATTGTCTGTGGTGATACCTTGAATGCCAACAAGCACTTGCGACGGTGTGTTTGATGCGCTATGCGATGCCGAGTTTTTGTTGAACTTGATACGGACAGGAGAGCGAACTGCGTTCTCCCCTGTGTAAGAAGATTCAATTTCAAAGAACAAATCGTGTAAGTCATTGATAGATACATTCGGACTACCACCCGACATATAGGATTGACGCGTGCCACCGTCAGCGTTTGCAAGCGCGCTAAAATCAATAGAAGCCTTAGCCGCTGTTTTGGTAAAAGAACTTGCCGCGCAATCATCGTCCGCGAGAATAACATTGAGTTTGAAATCTGTTGTGACCATGTTCAAGTCAATAGCGTATCGCTCACCAAGAACAGGAACAGGTAAAACAGGAACGCTACGCGTTATATTAAGGCTGTAATCTGTAACATCAACGACCAAGACCGCCCCATCGTTACGAATCAATCGAATCTTTGTCATACACCCGACCTCCTGTTACCATGAGAGCGACCACCGCGAGTCATTTCAGCGCGTATCAAGTCACCAATTTCTTTCGCTAATGCGCGCTTATCTGTTCTGTCTGTGACACCACCGACATTGATGTTGATGGTTGTGCCACCACCCATACCAAGACCGCTTGGGTTGTTCTTACGGTTGAGTGGAACAACAGCCTCCGGTCCATCCTCACCAATCATGGCGAGTGTTGGGGAATTGACTACACCACCCTTAGCGAGTTTAGGGATAGTAGGGAGATTGAATGATTTACCACCAATGAGTGGAACCCAATCGGGTATGTCGAACTTCATCTTCTTCGCGAAACTGTTGTAAATACCGGCTACACCGTTGAATACTTTCTTTGCCGCGTTTATAGCGACCGTTACTACGGTTACTGGTAGGGCTTTCAACCAACTAACAATACCCGACCAGCCTTTCTTTTTTGCGCTTTTGAATGAAGCCCACATACCCGCGATGAAATTCCAAACGAATAAGAATGGGAAAAGAATAATTCCAATAACGACTGTTCCGAAAGCAACAAAAGCACCAGCGATAAGAGCCAATCCAGCGAGCGCACCAAACCAAATCATTCCACCAAGACCAACTAACCATTCGTAGGCGGATTTCAAGAATGCTACTATCGTGTCCCAATTACGAATAACGATTGCGATAAGTAAAGCAATACCAGCGATGATAGCCGCAGGAATAATCCCGAATCCTAAGAGGAGTATGCCAACAGCGATAGCCACAGCACTAAGAATAGCGAGAATGACTGCTTTGATACCACTACCTGCACCCATCGCAAACGCGACAAGACCAGCGATACCACCGATAATAAAACCAACACCCACCATTATTGCACCCGAAGCAACAGCACTGGCAACAGACGCTCCTGTTGCTAAAGCGGTGATTGCTCCTTTGACTATTAAAACAACACCGATTAAACTCATAAAGACACCAATACCAACGCCAATAGCGGCATACACATTATCGAACTCATTGTTAAACATTTGAGCGACTCCGGCGGCGATAACGAAAGCACCAACTATGATTCCTACCGTTCCGCCAAGAACAAGAGAGGCTATACCAGCGGCCAACAACCCCGCGGCGAGAATATCAAGCGCGGAGGATAAACCACCTTCATCTCCTTCGCCGGAGATGACAAGCACCAACCCCTGCATCGCGTCGTGAAGTGGTCCAAAGTTCTCCGTCATTGTGAGAACTGGACTGTTAGCACCTTCAAACGCTATTGATAGCGCGGCGAGTGCGAAACCGATAATTAGGAAAATACTCACTAACGAAAACACTGTTGTCATCATGCGCGTAAATCTATTGTTTGCAATCTTCAACATCTTGTTGCTCATCTTCTGTGCTAAACCATGTGCGATAGTCCCAGCAACTATTTTCTGCATCACTGTCATACCTTTACGATGCTCTTCTTTTTGTTCGGCACTCATAGTCACATTCTGTCCTGTGATTTTAGTGACATTACCAATTGCTTTTCCATAACCTCTAAGAGTAGTTACCATACCCATGATAGGAGATTTCTTAATGGCTGTTGAGATTTTTGCTTTTTGCTTTTCAAAAACACCCATCTTCTTTGATGCGTTGAGATTGAAGACACCGAATTGTTCAAGCGCGACTGTGAGGGTATTCACTTGGTTTGTTAATGCATCTAATTCAGCCGCCATCATCTCACCTCATTGACCGAACGGCATCTCGCCGTGAGTTGACCCTACGCGTGTCTTGTTCTTAGCACCCGCGGTGGCTTCTTCCATTTGTTCTGCTTTGAGTCTTTCAGCCGCGTTAGCCCAAACGAATGACTGCTCGAATGCTTCCATACTCATATCCCACACTTCTTGCATACTGATTCCATAATGTTTCGCGACAAAATACGCCGCCGCGCTGAATCCAAAGTCTAAATCGGGGGATGGATGGCGGAGGAATTGATACGCTTCCTCTATTTCGCCGCCCCATCCACTAAAGGGCCACTCATCAAGTCCTGTGGTTGTGGTAAGAGTGCTGTAATTTGATTAGCGATGAATGGTCTTAGTGACAACATTTGCGGTATAGACAGACGAGGTTCAGTCTTTTCAATTGCTTCTGCGAACATGTATTTCCAATACTCCGCGAGGTTTATATCGACTCCACCAGCGGTGGTGATGGTCACGAAAGTTTTGATTGCTTCTTGCAACTGCATGAAGGATAATTCCTTCACCCATACTTTCACGATTACATCGGGGTCGTTTTCATCTGCTTGTATTTCATGCTCGGCTGATTGGCTACTCACCAATAGGCTCATCGGGTCTGCTATTTTTGGCATTGTTCTCACTTACTCCATCATCACTTGTCGCGGCTTCTTCCGAAGGAGCAACTTCATCCACTTCAACTGCCTCTTCCGAGGGGGTATCCGCTTCAATTAGGCGAGCAACGAGTTCCGCCTTTTTACCTTTGACATCAAGACTGCGCGCTCGTAGGAGTGCTTTCAGTTCTTCAATGGTCAAGGAATCGTAATCGGTTGGACCTTCTTCTCCAACGGGGGTAGTTTCAACAACTTCGGGGAATGGATTACCGTCAGTGAGTGCGGCTTCGGGGTTGAATACTTCTTCGGGTTCTGTTGTAGCGCGAACGCGTAGTGGTCGTTCGTCACCTATGTGCATACTCTTCATGCGCCACAACTCCCTTTATCCATGCATTCGGAACATTTGTTCTTCCCGCAGTCATCGCAACACTTTTTGCATGACCCGCTGTTTCCGCAGTCATCGCACTCTTCGTCGCCTTTTATGATATTCCAACTTATTTCAAACGGATTCATTTCATTCACCTCACATGTGTAAGAACGCGTCGTGTGAGATTACGCGAACATGCTTCGGCATAATCTTCAACTCACTCTTGATAACACCCTTGTCTTCGGGGATAGGAAGCGGTGCTTCCGTGATAATGTAGTCGTCAATGACAATGATAACCTCTTCGCGGTTAGCACCCGCACCAGCCTTCGTCAATGTGAGTGTGATAGGTTCAGTGAACGCGTGTGTTCTGTTGGTTCGGAACTCATGCCAAATCAACGGGTCGGATGCAATGATGCTCATACTCAACTCGTATTCCATAGCCTTCTCAATCATGAGATTGGCATTGCGTGAGCCACCGAATGGTATTTGCTCAAGAGATTGACCAGCGGAGTTTCGCGATTCTGCTTGGCTGTTGCCGCGAATAGTGTAAATTGCTTCGGCGTTGTTGTTACCACTTAGTGAGAAGTTGGTGACTTGCGCGATGTTGATTCCGAACGAACTGATTTGACCATTGTAAAAGAAGAATGGTTTCTCGGTGTTTGGTGCGATACCCGCTTTCTTGCGGTTAACCACGCTGTTAGCAGTGTTCTCAAACATGCGGTGTGCTGTGAATCTATCACCTTTGTTAGCAGGTGTGGCATCTTCAAGACGGCCTGTGTCAGTGTAGCAGTAAAGTGCATCGAAGTTGATTGATAGTTTTACTTCTGCGTCTGCGTCTGCCGCGATAGAGAAGTCCTTGACTTTGCATCCTTTCCAAACGCGCGTAAGTTGTTTGCTGTCGTTAGCAGAACCGGGTGCGGCTTCGTTAGTGAGAGAGTCAGTTGCGTTGCCGTTGTATGAACCAACATTGTGTGTTCGGATGCTGGATTCGATTGAAAAGGTTGGCAAGGTTGCACCGGAGAACAGAAGTCGTGATTGGCGGTTGGTGATTGTTCCGTAGTTGGCGGCGGTGGTGACGAAATCCGGTGAACCGTTACTTGAACCTGTATCATAGGCTACGCGCTTGAGTGTGTATCCTGTGTGACTGAATCCAACAGGGTCTTCAAGATGCAAGCGACGAGTTGTTGTGTCAACATAAAGAACTTGACGAATCTCGTTTCGTTCTGTGTTCTCCATATCAATACCAAGACCATCGCTACTACCCCATTTTTTTGAAGCGGCGGCAGGTGTGTCTTTCGGGAATGCTGTGGCTGTGCTGTCCTTGATGATGATGTATTCACCAGCGGAGAGGTTAGAGAGTGTGCCTGTGTAGCCAACATAAGTGTCGCCAGCGGCGATGTCCAAGAATGATGTTGCAGTTGGGTCACCGGAGATGACTGCCGTAGGTTCGTCAATAACTTCGCGACCAAGTGCGTAATACAACCAGCGCGCGCTGTTCATCATTGTTTCAAGAGAACCGCCTTCATTGGAGAAGCGTTGAGGTTCTTGGATAACAACATCGCGGCCTACACCTACAATGTGAGCGCGTCGCACTTCCACTTTGGTTTCCGGTAGTCCGACAGTTGCGGCAAGACCGATGAATTGGTCAGTGAGGACTGATTCATCGGATGCTTTAGCACTCGCGTTGAAAGTGCTTCCTACATCAATTGTCGGTGTCCCCATTGTATCAATGAGTAATTCATCACCGGATGCTGATGTGGTGCTTAGTTCTTTCATTGGTGGTGAAACTGTAATTGTGTCACCACTGTTCGCGACGATTGTATAAACATGGCCTTTGGTAGCGTTGTCATCAAGAGTGAAGTTACCACCACCAATAACGCGAAGTTGAGAACCAACAAGCATACCAGCAGGGTATCGCAAAAGTGAGCCGGATGAGAAGAAACCTTCCGTTCCTCCTGTGAAAGTGATTAAAGTGCCAGCGGCATTTGTCGCGAAACGAAGACCACCGAAGCCATCAAAGGCTAATGCCAATCCACATTCTTTACCGAATGTCACTTCGGATAGGTCGCCTTTATACACTGTTGATGCCATATTATCTGCTCCGCCTTGTCCTACGCGATGAGTTCCGAGAATATCACTATTTCGACTTGGAAGGTCATGCGATGTAGCCTCTTCGTTCTATCCGAAAGGTCAGTCCTCATCTTATAAAGCAGTCGGTCAAAATTGACTCCATCGCCCTTTCTTTTGCTGTGGATGATACGCCGAACCTCATCTTCAATTTTCATGAGGTGTTTTCTGCCACTCATTGTTCGCGCATCAACTGTTACATTGATTCGCGTATGGACAAAATCATAGAATACTTCGGGCTGTTCTTCGTTGTGGACAGTTTCGTAAAGAAGGATAGCGTCTTTGTTGGTGAGGTCAAGACGCTTACCGCGACCTGCTTCGACGGTTGTAATGTCTTCAACAATAGGCGTTCGCTGGTCGGTGTTACCACGATTCCACCCATCGGTGAGAATACCTTTGATGAGTTCAACAGACTCAAGAGCCAATCAAATCACTCCCTACACTTGATTGTGCGCGTGCTTGTATCTTTGCAATGTTGACGATGGCTTTGTATTCGGGGCTATCTGCACTCATCTCTTTTCCACTCGCATCAATTAACTTTCCTCCGCTAACTGATGCGTCGTAGGTTATAGCGGCGGCATCGAGGAAGACTCGCCCACTGTCGCTGAACACGCTGTTCTCGCGTGCTTGCTTGATAGGCTCTATCATGGCCTTAGCGATAGCCTTCTTGATTGCTTCTTGCATCACAACACCGTCATTACTTCTGTATAGCGCGGTAGTGTTTCAGCCACCTGCGCTTTGAATAGTTGATACTTGCTACCCAAGTCCACATTCTGTGTTCCTTCGGGTAGTAGCACGCTTCTGTCATCGGACAGAATCAAATCCATCGCAACCAACTTGGTGCAAATGTCTTCGATTGCTTTTTCGACATATCGTTCACCATACACATAAGAGCATTTGACAGCGTTCCATGAGAAGTAAGGGTATGAGTTGTTGAAGTAAATGATACCCATATCGTAGTCAGCCCACCAATCGCGAAGACGGCCTTCGTCACCTGTGGTTGTTCCAACATAATCAATCTTGAATTTCTTTTGATGAAGTTTAGCACCATTAGTTGCCGCCGCGCTAATGTCACCTACGAGGTCAATGACACCATTGAGCGTAGTTCCTGTGATGCTGGTGTAGTATCCGTATGTTGCACCTATGTTGATGATACCGTATGGAGCAAGGGTTGTGACATCATCGACAACGATGGTGGTGGTTGTGGACGAAGACACTGTTTTGGTTGTGTCTGTTGCTCCTGTGAATGTGATACCGGGTGATGTGCAAGCATAGGTAGCGTTCTCTCCTGCGTCACCACGGCGCATAGAACTGATTTTGATTTGACCGCCACCGTAATCAGCGTTCGCGGAAGCCATAAACTCATGATGAACATTTGCTTCGATGGTTCCATCAGCCTCGGTTACATCTTCAAAGACGAAAGATGGATTGAAGGCTGTTGGGTTCTTACCTTTGCGCGCATCCATGTTGATGAGGTCTGCGAGTTGTTGCGCTGTGCTTACATTGTCAAACTGTGAACGAAACTTGGATGACCCGTCACCTGCTGTGAGTGTAGCGACACCGCCACCACCGGGACAAAGGAACACCTTGTCAGTGTCGGCTGTGATTTGGGTGAAGTCGTTAATCTTCAATCGGATTTCAGCCGCGGCTATTTCGCGGTAGTCAGCACCTTGCCATATTTCAAGTCGAAGAATGTGTTGCGCGTTTCGGAACATCAACGGAACAGAACCAACATAATCTGTGTAGTATCGTCGTCGGTAGGGCTTGTATGTATCGAAGTTGATGTATTCCGCAGTCTGCAACATAGGTCGCCATGCGTTGTTTGTAAGGTTGTCAATCTTGTCTTGTGTTCGGAGAATGAGGGTTTCGACTTGTTTGCGTGTAACTCCTTTACGCTTGCCGTTTGTGAATGATTGTAAGTTCTGCACTTCTGCGTTTTGCGCGGTTGTGTATGTTCCTGTTAAACTGTCGCTGAATGATAGCCGGACATTGCCGGAAGCGCGAGCAACGGCTGTCACCGTTCTCTCTTCGCCCATTTCAGCATCGCTGGTGATGTCAATTTTATCGCCTACTTCAAACCCAACTAATCGAAAATCCGCGGGGGATATGTCAATATGAGTTGAACCATCATTTGCTGATAGATACACAGGGTCGGGTAAAGGCACTTGCAGAATGTCTGCTACTTTCTGCGCGGATGTGTAGTAAAGCCTATCGGGGAATAGCGGTCGTCCTTCGCGTTCACCTGTTTGAAAGACTGTTGGCATACATCATCGCCTCTTCATAGGACCATATTTTGCCTCATGCGCTTCTAACATCGCTTTGTAATTTGGATTATTTGCTCGCCCTTCTTTCTTTGCTCTTCTTACCGCCGCCGCTGAATCTTTTTGTTCTTGGATGGCCGCGAGTGGGTTAACATAATCTTGTTGGATTTTAGGTGTCATCATAGGTTTAGATTCACGCGCTTCTTGTTCAGCGGCGTTCCCTGCTTCGTATGCTTCACGCATTTGGTCAACCGCGTATCCCATACCCGACTCCGACATCTCCTGTAACCTTTCTTCTTGCTCCGCGGTCAACTCTTTGAGTAATGTCCACGCTTGTTCCATAGGGTTCATTAAATCACCTCTTCTGTTTTAGCGAGATTGTAGTTCATTGGTTTCTTACATGCTCCGCATCGTTCAAGATAGCAGAAGTGCAACATACCGCAGAAGTTACAACGAGTGCCTTGACCGATGTTGACAATATCTCGAATGTTGCGCGTCTTCATGTTTTGACGCTTAACAACACCCTTCAACTTATCTTTCTCATCAGTCTTGGTCATCGACTCTTCGGCCTTTTTCCAGCCTTGTTTTTCGAGTCGTTGTAGTTCGTGTAAGTCCATAGTATCACCTTCAAGCGGTGACTACCACAACATAGAGATTACCTTGCATGGTGTATGATGTAATACCTTCGACTGCTTTGCCGTTTGTATAATCATCAAGCACTTTTTGAACGCCACCCGCTACTGCCGCACCTGTTTCGCACGACTGTTCGGGTGTGAACTCAAACACTTTGGTATCGGTCAAAATAAATCACCTCAACGGCGACCTATTGCTGTCCACTTACCAGTATTACCACTAACGCAATCAATGGTTAGAGTTGTAGCCGATGTGATAAGAGCCAATGCTCCGTCAACGCCGCCACCTGTGTTGTCTTCCGTGTCACCATTGACTGTCGCGCTTAGAATGTCACTAAGGTGCGATGATAGGTCGATTGCGCCTACATCCACTCCTGTCGCGGCAAATGTTCCGCTAAGAAGCACTAAGTCGCCAATGCTGTGAGGTCTGCTGTCTGTTGTAAAAGTAAATGCCATTATTCTTCATCTCCTGTTGTCTGTGCTTCTTCTGCTACTGTTATAGACTCTTCGGATGGATTGAGGTGTGCTTCAATCTTCGCGAGCAAGTTTGCTTTGGTGTTTAGAGAAGAGTATTGGACACCCTTCTCATCCATCCAAGACAAAATATCACCCTTTGTCCAAGTCATATCGGGGGTTGAGTTGTCAGTTAAGGTCGTTGTCTCGAAAGAATGTCCTTCAATCAAAAACTCCGCCCCATCAACTGCCGCGCGGTTATCATCAAGCCAAGAGGCTGTGACTGTTCGCGGTTGTCCCCATATCCACCAACCCAAGCGACCCATGTTTGCGCCTGTTTTGCGCGAGCCTTTGTAGGTTATTGTAGGCAGAAAGAATCACCTCAAGCACCGAGTAGTAGCACAGTAACCTGCACTACTTGGTTTGCTCCTTCGGTATCCAAGATAAGACAAGGCAATGCACCACCTGTTGCGAGAGGCGCGACTGTTGCGTCTGCACCTGCTTTACCTGTGTTGGTCATTGTGATTGTCACATCTTTCGCGGCTGTTGCCGAAGCGTATCCGACAATTCCGAGAATCTTTGAAGCACCAGCCGAGAACAATAGAGGTTCAACGGTTGCCGCTTGAACGATGTTCACCGTAAAGGTGACCATTCGTAGTCCACCATTGTTTGCTCGGTCTGTCTGTTGAGGTCCAAAGGAGGAAGTCAACGAAGCGTCGCCCGGATAGGATGAACCTAACCAAGATGTTTCGTCAACAGGTGTCCCTGTTCTCATGTCAATGTCTGCAAGAATATCCACCAGCGTAAAATCGCTGTCGGCTACTTTAATGCTTAATCCCTTTTCTGTTGTTGTTGATGTTGCTACCATATCTAATCACCTCATTGTAAGTCGCGAATAGAGCCGCTTGCACCGAAGAAAGAACACCACATCTCGCCCATAGTTCGATAGAGTCCTTCTTGTCCAAGACGGTTAATCGCGAATGGGTCGCCGGTTTCGATACCGGATTCATAGTATTGTGTCGGGATTGCAGTTTGGAACCACAAGTAATCCGTGTCAAGATAATACATACGAGAGAGAGAACCTGCTCCATCTTGTGGCATATCCTTTGTTGGAATCATTGGCACACCGTTGTAGGTTGCGACGATGAAACCAGCCTCAAGACCGGGAACACCCTTCACACCGTTGTAGGTTGGAGTTACGCGCTTACTGTCCATGAATCGTTGTTGAGATTGTAGGAGTTGCTGAACGCGCATCAAAGTGTCGTATCCAGTGAGCATAACCTTCGGGTTACCACCGCGAGTCCAAAGTTGTTGGAACAATCCATCAAGTTGATTGAGGGATAGGTTACGGTTGGTAGTTGAATCAGCGGAAACATCAACTTCTGCGCTGTGGAAATCTGCTGTTCCGTCGCGAGTAATTGAGTAAATGTCGTGGTCAGTGGTTGCACTGATGTGGTTTGTTCCTGTGGTCATCTTGTCCGGGTCGGATGTGAGTCGGTCAAGTGATTCAAAGTCATTACCAGCAGGTGTGTCAACATCTTCAAGCATCATTCGGTTGATATGTTCAGCGTGGTGCTTACCCATTTCTTCCTTGAGAACTTGTCGAACATCGCCCAATCCGTCATCCTTGTCGGACAAGAACATGCTAACTTCCGATAGGTCGAAAGTGTGCGCGACGGTCTTTGGCTTTGCGGCAACATGCAGGAATTCCGGTCGGCTTGTGTCCGGTAGTGTTCCGTTTTCTGCAATTCCGCCACCTTTCTCGAAGTCAGCGCGACCAGTGAGGATACGCCATCCACTTCTTTCCCACGGCTTCTTAGGAAGAATAGAGAAGGCATTGAATTCTTGGTTCAATTGTGACCATACTTTTCGTCCGTAAATCGCTTGATAAGTTCCGGCGGTTGAGGACATCAAAGGCGCGTCTGCCTTGAGAATGTCACCTGCTCCGTAGGTATATCCGGTTGAGGATGCGCCACCGTAGTAGTATCGCTCCATGTCTTGCACTGTTCTTACATAATTTCTTGCCATCAATAATCGCCTCCTGTCAACGCTTTACCAGCAAGTCGGTGAACATCGTCCCACGACATGTCTGCAAGTTCGGCGGTTTCGGGAATGGTAACTGTTGCTTGTCCAGCGGACTTTGCAATAGTGGATGAGGTTGAAGCAACATTGTCGATTCGCTGGTTGAGAGCGATGACTGCCTTTTGTAGTTCAACCATTGGTCCGCGAGAATCAAAGTTAGCCTTTGCGACTGTATCTGCTTCCTGCTTTTCTTCTTTCAAGAACCTGTTTGTGAATTCACCATTAAGGTCTGCCTTGAACTTTTGTTCTTTTGCGGCGGCTTTGAATACTTCATAAGCGGCTTCAACTTCACTTGCTGAAACATTTGAAGCGTTGAGGTAATCGCCCTTGATGACATTCTTGTTTCCGCTTGGTGCGGCTCCCATGTCCATCTTAGGTCGCTTACTTGAATCGTCTTCGCCAGCACCTTCAAGAGAACCTTGTCCGCGATGGTCGTAGCCGGATTCACCCGGTCCGTAGCCTTTGTTAAAGTGGTTGCGAGCGGCGCGGGCATCGAAACCTGCGCTCTTCACGGTTGACTCTAACCAAGTCAAGTAGTCGGTCGTAATCATATCATCTGCTTTGTTCGTCATATCATCTTCTCCGTATGCCATTTCTTCCAAAGGTTCGTCATCTTCATCTTCATCTTCGTCGTCGTCACCGAAAGGATTTTTGCTTTCCTTCTTTTTAGGTTTCGCGTCGAGCATGTCTTCGATGCCTTTCTCTTTGGATTCTTTGTCTTTCTTATCATCGAGTTTCTTGTCTTCTTCCTTGTCTTTATCGTCAAGTTTCTTAGACAGTCGTTCGAGAACGCTTTGCAGTTCATTCATTGGGTCGGTCATTGTATCATTTCCTGTGTCTTCCTTGAGGATACGAAATTGCGCTTCGGGGTTAATACCCTTTTCACAAATCGTTACTTCATGGAGTTCCATACGACGAATTTCGCGGTAATCACCGCGGGTTTGGTCGCTCTTGTTGACTCTCTCAAAGGCTTGACCGCCAATTGAGAAAGACCGTAGGTTGCCCTTACGGATTTCGGATGCAACTTCGCGGGCTTTTTCAATGTCCCCGCGTAGTTGAATGACTACGAACATTCCTGTGTCGTCAACTTCGGATTTCCAAAGACGACCACTTGAATCAGTGTAAGAAGGAATGACTGTTCCGACTTGGATATTGGAGTGTGCGAGTTGAACATTGCGGAATCCGTCTGCTTTCATGAAGCCGCCAAAAGCGTCTTTGAGAGCGGCGCGGGTGATTAAATCACCCTGCTTGTCAACCATTTCAACGGACGCGTATCCAGCAACGATAAGGTCATCACCCATGCCCTTGAGAACAAGGGGGTTGGATGAAACACTCGGAGCCGCGAGAATCGCCATTGCAACCCAACTCTAACTCATGCTATATCAAAGGAACTATCATCAACTTCGACAACGCCGTTGTTTTTTAGACGAGCAGTTTCTCCTTCACTGGTTCGCAGTGTCTTGGTTTTCTTCTCGGTTGCTGGTTGTAATTCATCATCTCTTCGCGCTTGAGGGTCGAAGTCGGGCATAGTGTCGTCACGGATATTCTCGGTCGGGCCTCGCGGTGAGTGGTCAAGACTCGCATATCCAATCCCAAGACCTTGAACACCTGTGCTGGTAATCTTTTCTTTAGAGAGATGTTCCAAACCGCGCTCCATGAGTTCAAGACCGCGCTTAATGACCTCTTCCTCTTCTTCAAGAATCTTCTTTGGTTTCTTGGAGTGACCTGCTGGTGGTTCGGGATTCACTTCATCATATTCGGGTTCATCGGACTCTTCTCTCTTTAGCAACCAAATGGCTTTAGCCTCCCAATACGCTTCTTGGTCGTTGGCTAACTTGACGAGATACTCATTGCCCCATATAGATGATTGAGGTTCGACATACCAAAACCCGTCTTCTTTGTGGGTTTTGCAAATGACTTCATCATCGAACGCGGGGAACATGATTGTGATTTTCCCTTTCTTCATATTGACTTGTTGAGGAATGTGATGGTCACCAGCCAATATAGCGAGTGTTTCAACACTGTTCGCGGCGAGTGGTTCAGCGTCCGTCAACTTGGCTGAACGGATGCGATACACTGGATGTTCACTCTTAGATGCACTTACACCTGTGCATCGAACAGTGGCGAAGTCACCGACATTGAAACCGCGTGGGCCTTTTGCGCTCCCTACATTCATGTAGTGTTCTTTACCAACTTGCTGTGCGCGCTTACCATAGTGTTCGGGATTCAT